AAAAAGAGGGAAATAAATTCCCCCCTTAAACAAAGAACAATAAAAACTAGAAAAACTCACATATGAAAAGAAAAGTCCTTTGATTTCTCATTATACTCTTCAATCATTTCTATGATTTCTATATCTGTGAATTTAGCAGTTTTTAAACTTTTATCATATAATTCTTTTGACAAGTTATCACCAAGATATAAACTATATTTATACTGCTCACCATATCTAAACACATTACAAGCTATACATTGAGCATGTACATTTCTTTCATCCCATCTTGTTGTATAATGTTTTCTTGAAATAAAATGTCCTGCTTGTATTTTAGTCCAGTGATGTTTCTCTCCACAAGTAGCACATCTACAATACCCATGACTATCTGCATCTCTTAATCTTATGTATTTAGAGAATACAACATCTAGTTTTTTAATTAAGTTCTTTCGTTTTGGTATTCTAGCCATCCATAGAGTGTATTAAAATCTTTCCAGTATCTTCGTCTATTTCTTTAATTTTTTTATAGATATATTTTGAATTAGCTTTTACTTCTTTTTTTTCTTGCTTTGTACTATCTGTACCCATATTAGTGTATTGTATTGCATCTAATTTTAATAATTCATCTGTTCTATCTCTAACTGTTAACTTAAAATCATTTGTTATCTTATCTGCTAATTTTCTTATAATATCCATATTTATTTATTAATTGTTAAACGATTATTTACCACTAACCCACCAAAGTTATTCACTTTTTTTTTAAAAGTAAATAGATAGATTAATTTTCTTTTAAACAGTAAATGTTAATATTGTTTCTTGAAGCTTGTCTTTTATAGCTCTACACCTCTTTTTTGTAGTTCATTTAGAATTAAATGTTTTTTCCTTTTATACTGTGAACTTTCATACATTGTCTTTAATTCTTCTACTTTAAAACCACAAGGAGGGTAATGTCTCCAAGTATATTGTTTATCAATTATCTTGCCTCTTGAATCTCTCTTATATTCTTTTGTTGATGGCTTTAATTTAATTGACATATTAGTTTGTTTTATCTTTAAATTTCTCAAATGTTCTCATACCACCAAGTCCTAACATTCCGACAAGTACTGTCATTAAATGTTCCATTTGTAATGCTGGTGGTGCTCCTTCTGAACCAAAATACCATACTATTAAATCTCTTAAAACAAAGTTATAAGCTAAAGCTACACCACAAACCCATCCAATAAATGGTCTCCAGCCAGCTACAAACACTGTTCTATGCTGTGCTTCCATTTTATTAATCTCTGCCTGTAATTCTATAAGTTTTTGTGGATCTATTTCTTTTCCTTTAATAAGTTCTCTTATCTCAAGACCTAAACCTGAAATATCATTCTTGTCAGAAAAGCCAAATAATCTTTTTATAATTTTAAGCATAAGTCCAAATTACCTTTTGAGTTTTATTAGGGTCATTATCTACGTGAATAAATGTTTCAGCTATACCAATCCTATTGAATCCTGCTTGGAGTAATGCTGATAATATTTCGTATCTGTGCGTAGAGGATGATACATGTATGTCGGCAGCGTGTCCTCGTAGATGTGACGAATTCTCTGTTCCTCCCACTTTTTCATTATGCTCTTTAGATCTGAATCCTGAATTAATTCTAAATGGTATCCCTGCAATTTGACGTGCATGGTTGAGCATGCGTAAAAAAGAAGGCTGCATATTATGACCACTATCAGGTATGTCAGGCGAGTCAAATTCACTATATCTAAAATATGATTTTGTCATAATATGACATTACATTTTAAGTTTAGCAAGCCATTGATTCCAAGCTTTAGCTACTTTAATATTAAATTGTTCAAGTTTGTTTGCTATATATCTTAATATTCTTACCATAATTTATTTCTTGCTTACTAATTGATATATCTTAATAATCGTATAAACCAACGTTGCTATAATTAGTAGTCCTTGTAGAGCTTCATTTATTTCTGCTATTGTTATTATATACACACTAATTCCTAATACTGTTGGTTCAAATCCATTCATTTTAATTTATTTTAAATGCCATATATATCCAATCTGTACCTGTTTCATTAAATGTACTTCCTGAAAAGTTAAATCCTGTTGACACAAATGTAGGAGCTCCTGATATACCTGTATTTTCTGCATCACTTGTGTTTGCTTCTAAATTATTTGTAGTTCCTCTCACGCTATCCATAATCCACCATTCAGAAGTTACATTAGTTTTCTTTAACATAAGAAAATCTGGTTGAAACCCTGTAGTGATAGTTTGACCAGTATTATTTCCGCTATAACTTCCAATCTTGCTATATCCAGCTACTGAATGGAAACAATATGCTATGTATTCATTACCTGATACATTATAAGCTGTAGAGTGATGACCTAAAGAAAATACAGTAGATGTTGGTGCTGTATCATCCCAATATAAACTTGAAGCATTATCTGCGTTAGTTAAATCAAGGTGCATAGCTTTTGTCCACCCACTTGATGAATTACCTACTACCCAATGATTTGTAGCACTTAAATCTTTCATTATAATTAGCTCTGGTGCAGCTGATAATCCGTGAGGAACTTTAGAACCTTGTACGCCATCCCCAGTCCATTTAACAATTGAGAAACCTGCATTAGCATTTGCACTAACAAGTGAATCTATACTACCTTCTGTGTTTATTGTCGGCTCATTATCATCAGCTTTCCACGCCCAAGCAACGTAATCAGTTCCATTATTATTAAACCCTGCACTATTACCAATACTAAACCCTGTAGTATCAAAAGATGTTATTCTATTAGTACCACTTGTTTCAGCAGTTGTATCATTAGTAATTATAATATTTCCAGCTCCTCTTACACTGTCAGTTACATAGTGAGAATAAACTGAAGAATCTCTATCTTTTACCCAAACTAATGAAGGCTCGAAACCTGTATCAATACTTTGTGAAGTTCCATTACCAGTATAAGTTACTGTACTAAAACTTTTTGCTACTGTTGGTGCTTCTGTGTCAGGGTCTGCAGCAAATGCCATATATAATATTGTAGCACCATTTAAATTTGCACCACCTGAATTCGTAATAACTTTAAATCCATTTGAATAAAAATCAAACCAATTAGATGTTACTTCTGCATTATTTAAATTAGGATATAAAATTGTTTTTCTTGGATTAGTTAAATCTCTTTTATTATCTACTATATACCAATTATAACCTGATGAACTTGACACTTTAACTATTACCATCGCAGGCTCAAATCCTGTTTCTACTATCGGTCCATTTGATGAACCATTACCTTCGTATGAGCCAAACTTTGAAAAGCCTTCGACTTCAGTAAAACAATAATTTATAAAATCACTTCCGTTTTCATTTATATTATTTGCATTAGTTTGTTTTAAAGTAATTAATGTTGAACTTACATCTAACCAACCTCCAGAAACTGTATCTCCAATTGAAGTATCATTTAAATAAAATTTTCTTGTTATTCCTATAGAGTGATGGTAAGTTGCCCAATAAGCACTACCATTATCTAAATTTTTACTTATTATAAGTTGTGGTGTTGAGCTTAATCCGTGTCCAATAGTTGCATTTGCAGTATTGTTTCCTGTGTATTTTACTATAGAGAAACCTGCAGTATTATTGACTTGTACTGTACTTGTAATCGTTCCATCAGTATTGCTACTTGTAGTTCCTCCGTTTGCTTTAAAACACCAAGCTACATAATCTTCTCCATTTACATTCATTGCATCACCTCCTGTAATATTCACAGTAAACCCGCCTGTATCAAATGAACTTAAATAATAATTACCACTTGAATCACCTGCATAAGTTAAATTTGGATATATTGAACTTCCAACTCCTCTTGTAGAATCTTGTATTAAATGATTTTTAGTATTTACTCTATTTTTTATCCAAACTAAATCAGGAGTAAAGTTTAATCCGTATTCATAAGTAACATTTGTAGCAGTACCATCATAATTTCTTGTATCATCATTTGCATTTCCTTCAAATCTATAAGAAGCTACAAGTGAGTTTTCATTATACAATGTAGTTACTTCTGCTGCTGATAATGCTTTGTTGAATATCCTTACTTGGTCTATTTTACCATTAAAAAATTCTGACGAATTATTCCAAGGCACACCACCTATTCTAAATCCTGTAGTTCCTGTGTTTAATGTTCTTGTGTCAGAATATTCTTCTGAACCATTTATATATGCTTTAAACGTAGTACCATCGTGAGTTGCTACAACGTGATACCATTGCCCTGTAGATAAAGCATAATTTATATTTGCATTAACTGCATAAAAAGTCATTATTAATTGACTACTGCTAATATAAAATGCAAATCCTTGATTTGTTGCAGCAGTACCATAAGCTACAATTCCTCCATTTGCATAAGAATCACTATACATCCAAAAAGATATTGACCTTGAAGCGTTGCCACTTGGCCAAGCACTAATAGAAGTTGAATCTATTCTACTACTACTACCATTAAAACTTGCTGCTTGTCCATATCTTCCTGCTGCATATTGTATCGCAGTTCCAGTTCCATTATAGTTACCACTTAAATCTGTTTCATCATTCTCAAATCTATAAGTAGCAATACAAGAACTATCTCCAAGTACTTGTAGTGTGTCTGTTGTATCTTCTGATAATGGGTCTAATGATTCTACTGTAGAAGCTGTTTCTGCATATAGTGTTGAAACTTCTGATGAAGATAGAGCTTTTTGGAATATACGAACTTGGTCTATTTTACCGTTAAGTGATGTTCCTGCAAATTCACCAGCTTTACCTATCGTTAAATCAACAGGGTGCGTGATAGAACTACTTGCAGCAGAAGCAGGTGTGCCATTATTAATATATACATAATTAGTACCACCATCTCTTACTAAAACTATATGATTCCAAGTGTTATAAGTATAAGTGTCAGTTGTAGTTACAGCATTACCACCTACTTCTTGCCAAACAATTGTCCTATTTGCTTGAGTTAAAGCATACATACCTGCTGTGGCTCCTGAATTTATTGTTCCTATAAAAAATTCTCCAACGGTAGAAGATGTATTTAGCCAAAGAGATATTGTATAATCACTTGAATTATCTAAATCTATACCTGTATTTATATTACCACTGCCACCAAAATAAGCACCTGCTCCAAACTTACCTCCGTTAATAGAATGTGATGAAGAACCATCTCCTTCGTATAATACTACTCCAAAGTGTTCTGATGGTACTAATCCTCCTGCTGCTGCAGCTCCCTGTAATAATCTCTTATTTACAGCCATATTTAATCTATATTAGGGAAATCATATTGCATTACTTTCTTTTTAGTAGTAAGTGCATTGATTTCTGATTCAACTGTTTCTGATTGGTCTCTTAATGCTTGTCTTGCTTCTGCTATATCTGTAGGTATTTCAGTTCCATTGTCTGCATTTCTAATTATATACCAGTCAGTAGCTGCAAGTTTGCTCCCTATTTGACCTTTAAAGTTGTTTATTCTTCTTTCTTTTAATTCTGCTAAAGTTTCACTCCAAGTAATATCTTCTGCATCTTTTCTGAATACTGATGAAGCTGAATCGAAATATATTTCACCAAGTGTGTGTATTCTTGAATCATAATTCTCATCTATGATTACATCAAATAATCCTGCATTGCGTAGTTCATCCGCAGTCATTCCTCTTGCGTTTAAGTGAAACCCTGTTGATGATTTAAATTGTTGTGGTGTATCTGGATAAGTTGTAATTATTCCGTTATTATTTACTGCTTTCATTATACTGCTGGTTTAGATATTACTGCCCACTGTTCTGTTGAGCCATTAGTTGCTGTTATTTGAATTAAATTAGATACAGCAGGGTCATAAGTACCTGATATTAGATTTACTGATGCAGGTAAAGTAACTGCTGTTCCTCCTGTTAAAACTAAATCAATGACCTTTCCTGTTTCTACATTACTAAATGTTAATGCTTCAGTTCCTGTTATTGTTTTAGTAAATACTGTTGCTGCTGACCAATCTACAGTTGTTCCTGTTAATGCTTGAACTGTTGTAAATTCTGTGCCTAATTTTGCATATGTAATTGCGTCATCAGCTACACCTCCAGCACCATTATATAATTCTGTAAAGTTATCGTTTGATTTATCAAATGCGGTTCTTATTGGGTCTCCTGTTCCGTCATTTGCTGTTGTTCCTATATTTATCGTTTGTTGTGCCATAATTTTTTAACTCTTTTAAAATACTGTTTTATCTGCTGTATATTCTGTTGTGTCTGCTAATACTAGCGTTGTATCTGCTCTAAAATACGAACCATCTGCATCAAAAGGGTATATTGCACCCCATCCATTTGCTTCATTTGTATTTCCCCACCATGATACGTCATATATTGAACCGAAACTCATATTATTACAATAAGTTTTTTAATTTTTTGTTATTCTTTGTTATGCTTAAAATATAATTTTTAAGTCTTTCCATGTTATAGCCTTTTGGCTTGTACTTTTTCTTTATAGTACCCATCCTTCAAAACTTGCGTCTTTGTCTGGGTATACATCCTCGTTAGAGTTACTGTTATATTCAGGGAAGCTATCATTATTAAAACTCATGTAGCTTATAAATCTATCAGTATAATATTGAGCTAAATTTCTTTCTTTTTCAATTAAGAAATCTATTTCTTCTTTTTCTACGTTAGAAGCATTTTCGCTTGTATGTTTGTAAACTCCTTTATTGGCTACTGTGTAGGCAGCAAATGGTAAATATTCAACCATTGCCCAATGTATTAGCATTGGTTTTACATAATCTGTTACTAGAGTTAAATAACTTCCAGATAAACTACTTGCTAATATATCAGTCTCTATTTTGTTTAATAGATCTGTACCTAAATAGTTTTGTATATGAATGTCTTGTGCAATTTTCACAAACTGAATAAATTTATCAGTGTCTACATTACCATTCATTGCTGTAAACTTAACTATATCTTTTCTGCTAATTAA